ATTAGTAACTGACATTATACGAATGGCCGCTAAAGAACTACCTGAAGCCGGCAGACGAATACGGGAGTTCATTGAACTGTTATTTTCCGCCAGAGGACGTGAACAAATAATGAAAAACATTGAAGCTTTTCTTAAAGAACTGTTTGGTAAAATATGGGAGCTAGTTAAACCTAGTTGGGCAGATACCGCCAGCAAGGTAGCAACAGCGGCTGGTTATACACTAGCAGGAGCAGGAGCAGGAGCAGTTACTGGTGCAGGCATAGGGATGCTAGGCGGCCCGGGCGGCGCAGCCGTAGGTGCAATAGCAGGAGCTGTTACGGGATTGGCCACCGCCTTATGGAATATGTTTACCGAAAATAAAGCAGGTAGATCAGCAGGCAGTTACGGTACAGTAGGAACAGCATTTGAAAATTTTGGATCCGGAACACCCATTGTTGCCCATGGTGAAGAGGGTGTGTTTACGCCTTCCCAAATTAACAAGCTGATGGCTGCTGGCACCGAAAATAATCTCAAAGAGCTGATAAGTCAGTTAAATAACACACAAGCAGAGTTAGTATACCAAATGAGGCAAGTTGCAGAAAATTCTAGAAGAAATGTTCAAGCAACTGAAAGCCTAAGTGGAAATGCTTTTGCATAATTCCGGAGTAACCAAGTGAGTTGGAAAAGATATTTTAATCCCGTTAATACAACAGGCCAAATGAGCCCGCTGTCTAGCGGCAATAGACCCAACATGTCTAGAACAAACTACAGCAGTTATCTTCCGGATGTTTATTCAGGTCACCCAAACAGATTAGAGCGTTACGGTCAGTACGATTCTATGGACACTGACAGTGAAGTTAATGCTGCCTTTGATATCTTAGCAGAATTCTGCACACAGATGAATGATGAAAACGGAACACCGTTTCAAGTGTTTTTCAAAGATCAATCTACATCCACTGAAGTCAAGATCATTAAAAAGTATCTGCAACAGTGGACCAAAGCAAATAAATTTCAAATTAGAATCTTTAAGATTGTTAGAAATGCATTCAAGTACGGCGATGTATTTTTTATTCGTGATCCAGAAACACAAAAATGGATGTACATTGATCCTAGCAAAGTAGATAAAGTCATTGTTAACGAAAGCGAAGGTAAGAAGCCTGAACAATATGTTATCCGTGATCTCAATGTTAACTTTCAAAATCTAACAGTAACTCAGATTAATCCTACTAATACTAACACTACTCCAGGCGGAACTGCCTACACTGGTGGCGGCGCACAGCAAAAGGGTATGGTTGGCGGCATGGCCAACAATGCGAATACCAGTAGATTTCAACAAAACGCAAATCAATTTACAATTGACGCTAGACATGTGATTCACATCAGCATGAGCGAAGGTATTGATAATAACTTCCCATTTGGCAACAGCTTAATGGAAACTATTTTCAAAGTATACAAGCAAAAAGAACTGCTTGAAGATGCTATTATTATCTATCGTGTACAACGTGCTCCTGAACGTAGAGTGTTCTATATCGACGTGGGCAATATGCCAAGCCACTTGGCTATGGGATTTGTTGAGCGTGTTAAAAATGAAATTAATCAACGTAGAATTCCCAGCAGTGTAGGTGGCGGACAAAACGTTATTGATGCTGCATATAATCCGTTGAGCATTAATGAAGATTATTTCTTTCCTCAAACAGCCGAAGGTCGTGGATCTAAAGTTGAAATTTTGCCAGGCGGCACAAACCTAGGAGAAATTGATGATCTTAGATATTTTACTAATAAGCTGTTTAGGGCTTTACGCATACCTAGCAGTTATCTACCTACTGGTGCCGACGACGGAGGATCTAGCTTTAATGATGGTCGAGTTGGAACAGCCTACATCCAAGAATTGCGATTCAACAAGTACTGTGAGCGTTTACAAAGTCTAATGCATGAACAGTTTGATACTGAATTCAAACTCTACTTGCACACTAAAGGTATTAATGTTGATAACAATCTATTTGATATTAAATTTAATCCACCTCAGAACTTTGCTGCATACCGTCAAGCAGAAATGGATACTGCCCGTGTTGGCACATTTGCCAGCATGGTGGAAGTTCCGTTCATGTCAAAACGTTTTGCTATGAAGCGTTTCTTAGGATTAACTACAGAAGAAATTGCAGAAAACGAAAAAATGTGGCGCGATGAGAACTTAGATCAAGGCACAAACTTAAATGCAAGTGCAGAATTGCGTTCTGCAGGTATTACTGCAAGCGGAATAGCTGGAGATATTGATGGTATGTCTGGAGCAACTACTCCACCCGAAGATATGGAAGGTGAAGACGGAATGAATCCAGATGGAGAAATGCCTTCTGGAATGAGTCCCGTAGGTGGCGGCGGCAGTTCAGGCGGCGCTGCACCTTTATAA